GCTATAGTGCTAGTCCAGGGGCCTTCCACCATTACTTCCTCTGCGATATCATCATATAGAGTATTGCATAGATTAGCAGTGCTTGTAGCATCGGACAGGCTGGTTATCCTTGCTGCGCCTATTCTAGCCAATGCTAAGTTGCAGATTTGTACCTTATTCGCCATGTTCCGTCTCCGTTAAGTTTATTGAATAATTGCCAGCGATGGTCTGCTGGGCTTGGTAATCATATTAACTATGTTTAGCTAACTGAGTAAGTAACAACTATGCTGACATCGCCTGCTGCGGCTCCGCCTACTGTAGCTGTTTGTGTCAGTGCGATACGTAACGGAGTCTGAGGATCCGCAGCTAGGCCGCAATCTTCCCATACAAAGTTATTTATAGCATTGATGTTACGTGCTTCAAAAGCAATCTCAACACCAACAGTATTAGCTGCTTGTAGTGTATCAATAGCTGATCCATACGCATCTTCATCAATTAAGCCGCCAGCCGCGTACGCAGTGGTACCGTCTGTAAACTTAGTTCCGCCATTGTAGATACCTACGTTAGGCGCTGTGTCTGTACCACTATCCAAGTCATCATTGTATATGACGATTGATTGGATCTTAGCATTACTTGGTACTTCTGCTAGCTGAACGATATCTCCGTCAGCATCAAAGTCAGCAGCGACAATTGCAACTGTATCCTGAAATACACGTTGTTTGCCTGTAGCTGAACCCGACTCCAAAGGAGTGCGAGGAGACGCGTCAAGAAGAGTTACATTTACGCTTTTGGTTGTAGCCATTATATATTCTCCTTAGGTTATGCTGGTTGTACGCAGCTGATTTGAACAACTTTCTCTTCTTCAATACGAGTCGCACCGGCTGTCATACAGGCGTATACTTGTGTTGAGTAAGATTTGTCGTCTCTTTCTGAGATACGAACTGCGATGTCTTTACCGATTGCAAGTCCAATTGCTGACTTAGCATAGGCTAAACATAACTTAGGATCTGTATCAGAACCATCTGCTGTACCTAGAATGCGTTCAGTTCTCATGAAGTTGAATCCCATGAATGTATCAATGTCACCACGTACTAAGGCTTTAACTGTATTAAAGTCTGCACTTTGGATCTCTGTCTCATTCATTAGTCCAGCCATTAACGCACTTGCATTAGCTACTAGAGTTAATTCTTCATTCATATCAATCTCACCGGCCATCAATTTTTGACGAGCTGAAATAAGCTTTTCGATGTTCAGATTAGTATCTGTACCACCAATGTCTTCACTTACTTTTTGAGTTGCTGGTAGGGCTACGCTGCTTTCGGTTTCTGCTGCATTTGCTGCAATAGAATTACCTGTAACTGCTGCGATGATTATATCATCCATTGAACGACCTAGTGCCATTCCGCCTGCCTTAGCATATCCTGATTTAGGATCGATTAGTAAACGTACTTCATCGTTAGTGTCGATTAAGTCTGCCCATTCGTAATCTTCCATGTAGACACGTCTACGTGAATGCGGTGTATCAATCAATGGTGTATCACCGTGACGACTGATTTTCTTTTGAGCTGTTGTAGCGCCTAAACGCTCAAAGTTAGCTAGCTTTGCTTGTACTGATTTGTTCATCACAGTACCACGTAACCTAGAACCTTCTTGCTGTGCGAGTTGGATTAGATTGTCTGAGTACTGCTGGATAAACGCTGTGTCAATAAAACTTGACATAATAGTCTCCATTTAGTTTGGTTATGAGCATTATTGCTCGGTTAGGTATTATCTACTTTGGAGTAAGCTACCCGTCTCGCACGGACTGTCCATTGTAATTATAGGCTATCCCGAAGGACCTACTTGCCATACGCGTCAACGTAAAGCTGTCTCATTTTAGCTAGTCCTGCTTTATGTCCTGGATCTTCAGGGTTAAATGCCGGATGTTGCTTGTTGTCTCTCATTTCTGTTATTTGCTGTAACGCCATCTCAGGAGTGTTGCCGTATACAATGTTACTATTCTGGTCACCTGCGATACCTTGCTCCTGCATGCTGCCATGTAAGTCGGATAGCATTTGAAGGAATACTGGATTGTTGCCTGCTTCTCCGTTTATAAGTGCGTTAACTGCTTCTTGATTAGTTCCTGCGTATTGCTGAATAGCTGCCTTAGCACCGCTCATTCTGCTGTCGTAGTCAGCTCCCCAAGTATTCCTTAATGTTGTCTGCGCGGACTCTCTTGATTCTCTCATCATAGTGTCAGACTGCTCTGCTTGGCTTGTCTGATACTCAACAAACTTATTGACCTGCTGGTTATTTAGTCCCATGCTGTGAGCTACTTGCATCATTTCAGGATTTGCTTCCATACCTTCTGGCATTGTAAGTGAGTACCCTTCAGAGGTTTCTGGTCTGCCTGCTTTAGCGTAGAAGTCATTCCAACCTGCTGAGTCTGAGGAATCCATTGGCATCTTTACTACGCCAGGCATTCCTTGTAGCTTGGTGTAAAACTCTGTGTGCGCTTCTGAGCTTGCGTCTTCACCTGGTATTCTTATTGAGCTGCCTAGCATTTGCTGGCTGTGGGCGTATGACTTTGCTAGCCCGCCTATGTCTTTAAAGTCTTGTAGGGATGCTTCGCCTCTTAGATCTTCTGGTAATGAGTTCAAGAACCCACCATCGTTGCTGATTACAGACTCTTGTACCGGTGCGGCTTCTGAGTTACCTGTGATATCTTCTGACATTTGTATTCCTCTTTGGTTGGTTATACTTCTATTTCTACTTCATTAAGTGACTCAGGATCTTCTAGAGTCTTAATTAAGTTCTTTATAAATTCTTGTTCTCCTAATGCGTAGTAAGTACCTTCTACTGTATCTCTAACTGCTGAGGTATCTAGCACTAAGAACTTCCAGTAGGCTAACACTTTCTTACCTGCTGTTGTGTTAAGCATTATATCTAAGTGTTGCTTGTAGTCATCATTCACTGTGGTTGATCTCCTTGAGGTATCTTAGCTGCTACGTCTGCCATCTGAACTGCTTGGTCCATTTGCTGCTGCTTCTCTGCTGCTTCTGCTCTCTGCGCTCTGATCTCTTCTACCTGTTCCGCAGGCATAACTGCTACGTCTGGTACTGATCTAATCTTAGCTATGTGGGAAGCTATTCCGTCTGAGTTGATGTTATCTAATACAGTTGGATCTGCTTGAGCTAGTTGCATTAATTCCTGCACCCAGGCTGTGATGTTTGCTACATCTTCTGCTTGCTGTGATCTTGATAGAGAGTTAAGGAATGTTATGTCTATGTCTATTCCAAGCTCCTCAAGCATAGGAGGAAGAGGTGCTAATGCTCCTGCTCTAAGTAGCATCTTAAACATTCTTGTAATAAGAGGCGATAGGAACTCACTGTTAAGTCTGCTTAGTGTCGGGCCTAGTACCTTCTGCATCTGTTCAAGTCTTTGCTGTACTTCGAATGCTGTCATCTCACCTGTCTCTGTACGAGGAGGAAGAAGTAGCTTATCAATGAAGAATGAAGACTGTATAGAAGCTCTAAGGTCGTCTACTGCAAACTGAGTTACATCAAACCTAGCTTGTGGTACCATCTCTTTAAGACCGTTGATGTCTTTAACTATGGTTACTGAGCTTGGGGATAGCCTTAGTGAGCCGATAACATTTCTGGCTACTGCTAGCAAGGGAGGGTTGACTGCCTTCGCTATGGCACTTAAACTGAGCTGTTTAACTTTGTTAAGACTGCGTACGTCTGGAAGTGCTAAGTGTCCTGGACCTCTACCATATACTTCACCTGGAAGTGTTGACCATCTGTTTACATAGACGGGGAACTCGTAGTAACCACCTTCTTCTACTACCTCGCTCTCATCCTTAGATATGTATAAAGATGCAAAAGGTCTCTCAGTAGCTTTGGCAAGCCCTTGTTCATTCAGATTAACTTCTTTAGGATTCCTTGGAAAGATACAATGATAGAACTCAAACTCTTTGCTAGGGTCTTTCTCTACTGCTTCAATTATCTTAACAGGTGTAAGTTCTTTAAATCTCTCAAAAGCCTGCTTAGCTGTCCAGTTAAACTTTCTGTATATAGTATCTACCGCACCTAAGTTATTCTCTGCAAAGGCTACCTGAGATAAATGCCAAGCTTCAAACCTCATACCTGCAAAAGTACCTGCCATCTCTCTCTCAGACTCTTCATGGAATAATACCATAGTAGCCAGTGAGCAGAACGCTAGATAGTTCTTAGACAGTTGTGTGTCGAAGTTAGACGCGTTAAATGCGTCATGTATTCTGTTGTTAGTATCTTCTAGCCAAGATAAAGATTCTCTGTCATTGTTACGCTCTTCATCTGGGAAGGCTAACTTAGACCACTTAGAAGCTGGGTTAGTAATGGTAGATTGAAAAGCTGCGGCTAAGTCACTGTTAGCTCTAGGGGCAGTTCCGTCAAACAATCTAGCAGTCTTCTTACCGCCTTTAGTGTCGTCTCCAACAAAGATACCAGACTGGTTAGGTAAGATAAACTCACTGAGAATCTCCCAAGTAGTTCTTGCATTCTCTCTTTCAGGAGAAGCGAACAGCTTGTCAGCTTTCCGTATAAAGCTTCTGCCTATATCTCTACTCTCTTCACTCATTACTCATCTCCTAGAAGGGTTAGAGAGCTTCCTTTAGGAGTTAGCTTCCTTCTCTTCCTGCGGTTGTCTCCGTCTGAGCTTGATACTTCTTTAGCTTTTTCAGGAGCTTCCATAATCGTATTCTTTGGAGTCTCCAAGAAGTCGTGCCTTCCTTGCTGCTGTGTTGGTGTCGGCTTAGATAGTAGTCCTGCCATGATTAACTCCCTAATAATGTAGTGATAAGATTTTCTTCTAACAGAGCAGGGGATGAGTTGCTACTTCCTGATCTACGCCTTGCCGCTGATTTGTTGGCAGAAGCTTTCTTTATTTTTTTAGCATCGTCAGCATTGCCGTCAGTTCCTGCAAAAGCTTCCTGAGC